GGAACGCAAGGACTATGCTATTGTCACTTGGGCACAGTGCTTACTGGACGACCAGGAGCGCACAGGTGTTGAGATGATTGGTTCTGCAAGACTTCGCAGCGACATCTCACTGTGGATGCCTGAGACCGAAGGAGTTTACTGATGCTATATGTTCTAATCGTCGTAGCCAATGCCTACAATGGTGTGTCAGTCAGCCAACAGGAGTACAAGGGCAAGGATGCCTGTGAGGTCGCTGCTATCGTAATCCAACAGGCTGCTAAGGATGTCAAGGGTTGGATGAGTGGCACCAACGTCGAGACCCGTTGTGTCATAAAATAATTCAATTGACAACTGCTATATAGGCTGTATGCTAATCATATAGGAGATCCACATGGCTGAAGCTAAAGCTAAACCCACTGCTAAGAAATCAATTCTTAAGACCGCCCCCAAGAAGAAGCGTACTGTAGCTCGCACTTCCAGGGTGTTTGATGAGAAGTACACGGGACCTGAACCCAAGTGGGTAGGCTGTGAATCTTGGGATGACGAAAAGATCAATAGCAATTGGTGGGCTGGTATTCACTACTACAACTATCATAACAATTGCAGTGATCTCGTAAAGTATGTCAGCCAGTATGGCACCAGCCATTGCAAGTGGACCAAGCAGGACGTACAGGCCTTCAATGAAGTTGAAGAGTGGCGTGTGGGCTTTACACTGGGCAAGGTCTGTAAGATGCTGATGAGCGGTGCTCCTCTTCGTGCAGCCACAAAGGAATGGGTTGATGCAGAGTTTGAGAAGATACTGACTCTTGGCCATGAACGCCTTGCTGCTAAGAAGGCAGCTGACAAAGGCAATGTTGTTAAGCTGACGATCCAAGATCGTATGCGTGAGAAGTTTCACGATATTGTTGGCGAGATTGAAGAGTGGTACGACAAAAATGATGAGGGCACAGAAATACCTGACATGGTTGCTTGGATGCGTGAGCAGAATGTGCCACAGCAATTCGTTAACCAGATTGCTGAAGTCTTTACTCCCAGGATAGAAGAGCTTGAAGAAGCAATTCTCCTGCGTAAGAAGAAGAACCGTTCAGATATTGAGGACCAGTTGGTCGAAGGCTATGCTCACATCACAAAGGAAAAGCATAAGCTTACATCTGAATTCTACAGCAAGCTAACCGGTGCTCTTGAAACTTATGGTGCTGTTAAGAAGGCAGTTCGTAAGGCTCGTGTCAAGCAGGCTCCCAGCAAGGAGAAGATGGTTAAGAAGGTCAAGTACTGTATCCAGGATGTTGGCTTGAATCTTGTTAGTATCAACCCAGTGGACATTATTGGCGCCCAGATGCTTTGGGTATACAATGTTCGCACTAGGAAGATTGGCAAGTATGTTGCTGCTGATGATGCTGGTCAGTTGAACATCAAGGGCAGTGCAATTGTTGGCTTTGACTATAAGAAGTCAGTTGCCAAGACACTTCGTAAGCCAACTGAACAACTCAAGGACTTTGCGAGTGCAGGCAAGATTGCATTGCGTACATTCCTCGAGGACATCAAGGCAGTGCCTGTTGAAATGAATGGCAGGCTCAATGTAGAGACAGTGTTACTAAAAGTAACAAAATAAACTATGGGGCGTCGCACTACTAAGTAGATGCGGCGCCTTTTCATGATCAACTACGACGAGATAATTCAACTTCATATTGAACTCAGTACCATCTGCAATGCAAGGTGTCCGTTATGTCCTCGCAACTTACAGGGCTTCCCACATAACTTAGGCTATAATGAAACAAGTCTCACACTTGAGTTCTTTCAAACCAGACTTGATATAGATTTTATAAAACAGCTTCGTAAAATTTTAATTAATGGCAACTTCGGCGACTTCACTGCCAATCTAGAATCACTTGATATACTGCGCCACTTCCGAGACCATAATTCAATTCTTGAAATTGAAGTTAGTACAAATGGCAGTGCCAGAAATGTACAATTTTGGCAGGAACTAGCAGCTATCAAAACAAAGACATCATTTTGTTTGGATGGTATGGTGGACACACATAAGCTTTATCGACAGGATACAGATTGGGATAAGATTATATCAAATGCTCAAGCGTATATTGCAGCAGGTGGATTTGCAATATGGAAAATGATCCTATTTGATCACAACAAACATCAAGTTGACGAGTGCCGAGAACTGTCAAAACAGTTGGGATTTCATCAATTTGATTTAATTGATCATGGCAGAAATCAAGTTGAAGTTTTTAACCGTAATGGTGAGTTTAGTCATTTAATTGGCAATGCACCAATACGTTTTAACAAAGCCAAACAGGCATTGGACTTTGTTAGTAATTCAACATTTACCAACCCAACACATTTTGATACGTTGAACCCACCTCGCTGTGAAGCAAAAGAGCATAAGAGTGTTTATATAAGTGCAGATGGTAGACTTTACCCCTGTTGTTATCTTGGATTAAGTCCTGAAACATATCGAAAAGGTTGGATTGGATATAGCAATAAATTCGTTGTCCAACACATTTATAACAATAATTTGCATGAGGCTGATTTAAAGAGCTGCATTGAATGGTTCTCAAATATTGAAAAGACCTGGGATAAAACTTCATATGAATCAGGTAGGCTGGCACAATGTGACTTCGCATGTGGCAAGTGTCGCAATAAATAATAGACAATGACAACACTATCAGAATCCAAAAATGAAATCTTTGACTATGTCCGTTATTCACTTGGTGAGGGATTAGTTGATGTTGAATTGGATCCAATCCATTATGAGACTGCTTTTAAGCAGGCATTAGCACGTTATCGTCAACGCAGTTCAAATAGTGTTGAGGAAAGCTATAGTTTTCTTGAACTACAGCAGGACACAAATATCTACACACTTCCCAAAGAAGTAATCACAGTCCGCAATGTGTTTAAAAGAAACATTGGTTCCAATAGTGGCACAGCAGCGCAGTTTGAACCATTTGAAGCTGGCTTTCTCAACTTCTATATGATGCAGAGTGGGCGTGTTGGTGGACTAGCCAATTATGCATTCTACAGCATGTTCCTAAAGGAAGCTGCTAAGATGTTTGGTGGCTTTATCAACTATCAATTCAATACAGTTACCAAGCAGTTGACTATTATGCGTCGTCCAAGAGCAGACAAAGAAACTATTCTACTTTGGACTGAAAACTTTAAGCCTGATCTGACAATTATTAGTGACACATATACTCAACCATGGATCAAGGATTATACACTTGCTCTTTGTATGCGTATGCTTGGACAAGGGCGTGGCAAGTTCAGTAGCATTGTTGGTCCTCAAGGTGGCACTCAATTGAATGGTACACAGCTACTAACAGATGCTCAAACAATGATTGACAAGCTGGAACTGGAAATTACAAATAGTATGACTGGTGAAGTGCCGGCCTGGTTCGTTGTTGGATAATTGACTTACACATTGGTTTGTGTTATACTGTAATCATGATAGTAGGAATTATTGGACTCATCAACAGCGGCAAGAGCACTATTGCCAACATCCTTGTGGAAGATTATGGCTTCATTAAAGTATCATTTGCGGACAGTCTTAAAGACGCTGTGGCAGCTATATTTGGTTGGGATAGACAACTCTTGCAAGGGGATACTGAAGAAAGCCGTAAGTGGCGAGAACAAGTAGACGAATATTGGTCTAATGTCATGCAGCATCCCGTAACGCCCAGATGGGTTTTACAGCATATTGGCACTGAGGTAATGCGTGATCATTTCCATAAAAATATTTGGGTACATAGCCTTATGCGTCGTACCAATGATCCCAATAAAAATTATGTAATCAGTGATGTCAGATTTGCCAATGAAGTTGATGTTATCCTAAGTCAGCATGGGCAGATATGGGAAGTACAGCGCCCCCCACTGCCTGATTGGTACAGTGAAAAATTTAATGACACTGAAGAACTTCGTCGATACATGACAGTGTATCATCCTGAAATTCACAGTAGTGAATGGGAATGGCGTCTTGTAAAACGTAATCATATCCTTCGTAATGTTGGGTCTTTGCAGGATCTTAAGAACAAAGTTTCGGCAATTATATCCCAATAGAACCTGCTGAAAAGCCCTGGTTTTATCACAATCCACTAAATATTGATAACCTACTAAAGGATGTGATAATATGGCAAACAGTTTAGTTTCACCGGGCGTGCAAGTTTCAGTTATTGATGAGAGCAATTACGCTCCCACTGCTGTAGGCACAATCCCTTTCATTGTGATGGCAACAGCACAAGATAAAACAAATAATTCAGGATCAATTGCGGCTGGTACTACAAAGGCCAATGTTGGTAACATCTACAATATTGGCGATCAACGTAGCCTAGTAAACTTGTTTGGTATGCCTATGTTCCCAACTGACGCAAGTGGGAACAGAATCTATGGAAGTGAACTTGCAGAATATGGACTATATGCAGCCTATCATGTTCTTGATAGTATCAGCAGTGTATATGTCGTTCGTGCAGACATTGACCTTGATCAGCTGGAAGCAAGTGAGAATCGTCCTTTCTCTAAGGCCAACGGTGGAACACTATGGTTGGATACAAGTATCACATCATGGGGAACTTTTGCCTGGGATGCTTACGAACAGACTTTTTCAAGAATAGAGCCTGATTTCCTTTATACCAGTGACAATGTAGCCAACACTGGGGCACCAAAAACTAGTTATGGTTCCATTGGAAGTTATGCAATCGTAGGTTTTGAAAACAATGAAAATCCATTATACTATAAGAATTATCTAAATGCATGGGTTCGTGTTGGCAGTGATGACTGGAAAAAGTCAGTGCCAACTATTGTTGCTACAAAGGCTACAGGCAGCACAAATCTAGTCACTCCTGGACAAGCAATTGTTATCAATACTATTACAATCACTGCCAGCGGCACAACTGCTGCAACTTTAGCAACTGATATTAATTCTTACAATAGTGGTGCAGGTATTCCTGGAGTTACTGCATCTGCAAGTAATGGTGTATTAAGTTTATATGCTTACATTAATACTATTGGGACACTTGGTGCTAAGAGTAACGGCACGATAATTGATGGTAAGATTGATATTGCTAATAGTGGTATCGGTACAATATTAACAGTATTGGGTATTGATGGAACTATGACATATGCTTGCCCAGCGGTTCAGTTTAGCAAGCACAGTGGCGTACCACAATGGAAGTCAATTAATTCAACTCCTCGTCCAAGTGGCAGTATTTGGGTTAAGACTACTAACTTTAACTATGGTGCTAATATGGCAACTTACATCAGAAATGCTGTTACTAGTAGTTGGAATCTAGTTCCAAACCTTGTATACAGTGGTGATGCTGATGCAAACTTTAATTTGGATCCAACACAGGGTGGATTGGGCATTGCTCAAAATAGTCTGTATACCACTTACAGTGTTTCAAATGATGGTAGTGTTGGATATAAAACTTATACACGCTATACAACAGGTCCAACAATTATTACTTCAGACGGTGGTGAAGCACTAACACCAGCAAATACTTTTACTGTCGCGGTATCACAAGTTGGAACTTCTGCTATTTCAACACCAGTAACTATTACAATTGCAGCAAGCCCAAATAATACTGTTGCAAGAGTAGCATCTGATATATTGGCTGCAAATATACCTAATCTTACTGCAAGTGTTAATGCTTCGGGACAATTGGTATTGACTCATTTGGCAGGTGGATCAATTTACTTAAGATCAACAGCCGGCACTCCATTGGATGCATTAGGTATTACAACAGATCTTATTAATGTAAAAGCAAGCTTTATCGCTGGTCTTGTTGGAAGTAACTGGATTACTCCTTATAATCCTGCAATTATTGAGCAGCCATATGAGCCACTCGCAGTACCAAATGATGGACGTCTATGGTTCTACAGCGGCGTTTATGATGTTGACATCATGATCAATGAAAATAATGAGTGGAAAGGTTACCGCAATGTGACTTCAGACGCACGTGGGTATAACTTGTCAAGTACTGACATGAATGGTCCAATTGTTTCAGCAAGTGCGCCAACATTGAATAGCATGGGATCTGCACTTAACTATGGTGACATTTGGGTTGATACCAGTGCAATTGATGGTTATCCAAGAATCTGGCGTTGGCAGAGAGTAACTGGGTCTGATCAGTGGTACGAAATTGATACAACTGATGCAACAACTGAAAATGGTATAGTATTTGGTGATGCACGTTGGGATATTGATGGAACTTCAGATATATTCCTAGATGACATAATCCCAATTTCTGACATGTTGCTTGAGGATTACATTGATCTTGATGCACCAAATGCAAATCTATATCCCAATGGTTGCTTGTTATTCAATACACGTCGTAGCAGTAACAATGTTAAGATGTATGTTGAAAATTACTTCACTGTTGAGAAATTCTCACAGCAGTCACTACCCGATGTTAAGGCAACTTGGCAGACACACAGTGGCAAGAGATATAACAATGTACCATTCTTTGGTCGCCAAGCAGTTCGCAATGTTGTTGTAAGTGCAATGGCAGAAGCTGTTAACAACAATGCTGCTCTACGTGAAGAAGGTTATAACTTTAATCTACTTTGCGCACCTGGGTATACTGAAATGTTAACAGTTCTAAAGGAACTCAACGATGATCGTAAGAATACAGGTTTTGTGATTGGTGAAGTTCCAATGGGACTATCAACAGATCAAACAACAGTTACAAACTACTTGATTGATGCTGTTGGATCAGGGCTGGATGGAGAAGATGGACTAACATCAACTGATGCTTATAGTGCTGTATTCTACCCTGGTGCTGCTACAATGACTGCATTGGATGGAGTTGGTTCTATTGTTGTACCAATGAGTGCATTGATTCTACGAACATTTGTTCTAAGTGATCAGAACAGTGAACTATGGTTTGCTCCTGCAGGAAATGCACGTGGTGTAGTTGATGCAATTGCAATTGGTTATGTTGATCGTGCAAACTTCAATGCATTCGTAAGAACTGGTACTCCTCAGGGACTACGTGACTTGCTTTACACCAATCGTGTAAATCCAGTAACTTACTTCCCACAGGTTGGTATTATTAACTACGGAAATCATACACGTCAGGCAAGTGCAACAGCACTTGATCGCATTAACGTAGCACGTCTAGTTTGCTACCTACGTGCAACACTTGAGAAGATTGTCCGTCCATTGGTATTTGAACCAAATGACAAGATCACACGTGACAAGGCAAAGGCAATTTGCGACAGCTTGTTAAATGATGTTCTAGCACGTCGTGGTGTTTACGATTACCTAACAGTTTGTGATACAACAAACAATTCAACTGATGCAATTGATCGTAATGAGTTGCATATTGACATTGCTATTGAGCCTGTAAAGTCTGTGGAGTTTATCTACATTCCAGTAAGAATCAAGGCAACTGGTCAAATTGCAAGAGGCGATCTAGCACCTGCATTAGCACTAGGTTAATAATATTAAGAGAGGCTCTTACGAGCCTCTCTCCACGGAATACGCCCAGAAAAAACTACGTCAAGAACTATAAATAATTACAACAGGAGACAACTGATGGCTGTTGCATCTTTAACTAAAATGACAGTTCCTCTAAGTACAGATCAAA